CTCCTACACCAACACCTACTAACAGTATAACAGTAGACTTATCTGAGGTTTCTGCAGGAGATTCTTGCTACACACCAGATATAAACAATACCAGTATTACTTTATTACCAGCTGGTACAACTAGTCTATGTAGTGCAACAAGTATAATCGCTGCTGCAGCACAATCAAGCTACGGTGATTCAGCTACATTCTGGGCTAGTGATGGAACTAATTGGAGACAGTTTACTTTATCCGGTACTTCTAATTATGCATTCCCTGATGGAAGCTGTGGCTCTTGTTCGTTCTCTACACCAACACCTACGGCAACAGCTACTCAAACTCCAACACCGACACCGACAAGTACACCAACACCGACTATTACTCAAGCCGGAGGTAGAACTACTTTAGGTAAACCAGATAGTGATAGTAACTATATTCAGTGTGGGCAAACTACCGCAGTTGCAATTTATACTAATGGAGTGTCATTTGCTAATATTACAGTAGGAACTATAATCTACTCTGATGCTCAAGGTACTACATTCGATGGTGCTTCTCGTTGGTGGGGTGCTGCTGCTACTAACGGCAATGCTGCTACAAAAGTATTTAGAATAGACTCTAACGGAGCTGTAATGACCGATGGAATAGATACATGTATAGCTACTCCAACACCAACAGCTACATCTACACCAACTCCAACTCCTACAGCTACTAATACACCAACTCCAACTCCTACAGCAACAGCCACTCCTACACCGACTGCTACTAGTACTCCAACTCCAACTAGTACTCCAACTCCTACTTGTATTACTACTAGTTTAGGTTATAGCGGAACAGCAGGTACATACGCAGATGCATGTGATGATTATGAAGTTGCTCCATCTAACTTCTACTTAGACGGTTCATTTAGTACTGCTAATAATCTTTATTCGACAGGAAACTGCTCTACAGCAGCACTACAAGGATACTACTCTGATGGTGAGACTTGGAGATATTGGAATGGAAGCTCATTTACAACTAGCGGTGATTGTGGTATTTACGGATCTACTCCTGCTACACCGACACCTACAGCTACTGCAACTCCAACACCTACTACAGTTACGTTATACGACTTTACAGGTACAACTTCAACTACATCTACTACTGATGCTTGTGCTTCTTTGAGTAAGACATTAAAATCTACAACTAACGATGGATTCGGTAATGGTACGTTAGTAGATGGAACCAGTGTCGTGTATAATTCATTTGGTAATGTTATCACAAACACTTATGTATCAGATACAGCTACAGTTGGTTCAACAGATTCAAGTGGAGTTTGGAGCTCATCCGGAATTTGTAACAACTAAAAAATTTTCTTAAATTAAAATATGTGGTTATATAAAAATAAAGTTATAGATAGTATAGAAGCAATGCCTAAAGGTACTTTTGGCTTTATATACGAAGTAATTCACAATCCAACCGGACGTAAATATTTAGGTAAAAAAGTTTTACAATTTAATAGAACCCTTCCACCTTTAAAAGGTCAAAAACGAAAACGTAAAGTAGTTAAAGAATCAGATTGGAAAACTTATTACGGTTCTCATGCCGAAATAAAAGGACTTATCAAGGAAGGTAAGCAAGAAGAATTTACTAGAGAGATACTTCAGTTTGTACCTACGAAAAAGCTTTTAACGTATTTTGAATGTAAATACCTATTTATTAATGAAGTACTTGAACATAAAGAATATATCAACGATAATATTCTAGCTAAGTTCTACAGAAAAGATTTTAATTATGATTAAACTAAAAGACATAGTCGGCTATCCATCACTCCAATACCACGTAGATAATGGTCTCTCTTTACATGAGCATGTCTACCGTTATAACTCTGATGCTTTTATACAACTATTCAAAGAAGCAAGAGAAGCTCATAGTAACGGGGATATTGAGTTAAACGAAGAAGACGTTGAACTTTTAGAAACAACAGATATTGGAGAATACGCAGAGTATAATGGAATGAGAGTTCCTTTAGACTTACCTATGGTATCTCCTAAATATAACCCTCTGTTCGAAATCGGTTGTTTAATTGACGAGATGATCGAAGATGAGAACACAATCGATGAAGCAGCTTCTATAGACGAAATGATTGATTTTGAAATGATCAAAGATTTGGTAGAGTCTATTGGGGGTAGCATAAACATGGATAAGTTTAAGAAAGCAGTTTCAATACAAAACGAGACATTTGACCATAATGGTTTTGAAATGCTTAAAGCAAGTGTAGACTACATACCCGAAGCTGAGTACAGAGGTAAAAAGGTTCAGTTAAATAAACCTAAACGTGGAGGTTCTAAAAAATTCTACGTTTACGTTAAGAACCCTAAAACTGGAAATGTTAAAAAAGTATCTTTTGGTGATACTGGCCTTTCAGTTAAATTAAAAAAGAGAGGAGCTAGAGCTTCTTTCGCTGCACGTCATAAGTGTGCAACAAAAAAAGATAAAACAAAAGCAGGATACTGGTCATGTAATATTGGCCGTTACTGGAAATCGCTAGGTGGTGGATCAAACTTCTCAGGTTACTGGTAAGAAATGTCGCCGTTGCGATACTGAATTATTTTTCGTATCTTCTTTACAGAACGGTCCCTATTATAGCTGTAAAAGTTGCGGGGACGTAGTTATACCTACAAATGAATCCTTACGTAGATAAAAAAGAAGAAGATTATATCATTAGGACTTTCTCCCAAGATACTCCCTCATTTGAATTTGTATGGCATAGAGATAAAGAAGATCGTGTAGTTCAAGCTATGCACGATACAGACTGGTTATTCCAGATGGACAACGATATTCCTCGTAGATTAACGGAAAGTAAACTATTTATACCAAAAGAAACATATCACCGCATAATTAAAGGAACAGGTGATTTAGTTGTAAAGATATGGCAAAAGGAATAACTTTAGGTAACTATTTAAAAAAGCCTAAAAAGAAGAGACCAGGAGTTCATGCTAAGACTAAAAACTCTCAAAGTAAGAACTCTAAAAATTATGTAAAACCGTATAGAGGACAAGGTAAATGAAACTATCAGACATTATACTAGCAGAAAGTACGAAAGTAGTAAGTTTAAAAGATTTAACTTTTGATCTGCTTATGTCTATGTTTAGAGAAAAACCAGCATTCGGTTTTAATTTACCTAACCCAGATGATTCTTCTACCAGTATTCATAATCAAGAAGCATTAGATAGATGGAAAGCTGGTGTTGAAAGTAAATACGGAAATGTTAATATCAAAATAGATACTGAAGCATCTTCTCCTTGGGAGAGAATACAAGTTCTAGATGATAAATTTAGAGCAGATAAAAAAGATTACGTAGCCGGAAAAGCAGCCTGGCTAGATAAAGAAAGAGCTGCTGGTCGTTCATCAGGATTAGATTAATATGAAATTATCTAAAATTATACTAGAGAACAAAAAAATAGTTCATAAAGCAGAACTCAACTTATCTGAAGAAGATATTAATAATCTTACTGAAGCTATTACAAGCAAATTAGGAGACTACTTAGATATCGAAGAATCAGAAGTACTACACAAAGCTGTAAAAGGCGCTATATCAGAACTTTTAGTGTAATAGTTGGTAGTCTGTAAACTTATTCTTATCTTGTAAAAGATACGGACTGGTTTATGGATTATACTTTCCTTTTAGGATCAATAGAAAACATCTTAGGCAAAAGCTATAAGAGAGCTAGAGACAACTACGCTTTCCATTGTCCTTTTTGTAATCATAGAAAGCCAAAGTTAGAGATTAACATGGCTACTAATGAAGAAGGAAAGAATCCCTGGGAATGTTGGGTGTGTCAAACTAGAGGCAGAACAATTAGATCTTTACTCAAACAGCTTAACACTCCTAGAGATCAAGCTCAAGAAATATTAAAATATCTTCCTAAAGGAGCTCAAATAGAATATAAACAACTATCTATAATAGAGCTACCGAAAGAATATCAACCCTTATATTCCGCTTCATCTACATCAGTAGTAGCTAATTTAGTTAAAAAGTATTTGTATGAACGAGGCATTACCGATAATGATTTTATTAAATATAGGATTGGATATTCGACATCTGGAGAGTATGGAGGACGAGTTATTATCCCAAGTTATTCTGAATCCGGTTCACTCAACTACTTTGTTGCGAGAAGCTATGACGGCAATTACTTTAAATACAAGAATCCAGAAGCTTCCAAAGACATAATCTTTTTCGAAAATCTTATCAATTGGAATGTACCTATCATATTATGTGAAGGTGTATTTGACGCTATGGCTATACGTAGAAATGCTATACCTATACTGGGAAAGAGTATCTCTAACGCACTTTACAAAAAGATTATAACTAGCAATGTAAAAGACATTTATATTGCATTAGACACAGATGCTCGTGATAGAGCATTACAAATAGCAGAAAAATTTCTTAACCAAGGTAAAAGAGTATTCTTAATTGATTTACCTGATAAGGATCCATCTGAAATGGGATTCGTTACTTTTACCAAATATATTCAATCGGCACAGGAGTTAGATTTATCAAGACTCATGTTGCACAAATTAGACCTATGATAAAACAAGGTATGAACATTCTTGAACAGAATGAAAAGAAGCATTTAGACTTTAACCCTGAATTAAAACAAATTAATTTCCTAGATAGGAGAGTTTACAAGAGAGGCGAAGGAGTATACTACCCGTCCGTAACCACTATACTCCAGTATATGCCCAAAAATAAGTTTTTCGAGTCTTGGCTCAAAGACGTTGGGCATAACGCCGATCTTATTATGAGAAGAGCAGGTAAAGAAGGTACTCAAGTACATGAAGCTGCCGAAGCGTTAGTAAAAGGACAGGAAGTATCCTGGATGGATGATTACGGTAATGCTAAATATTCTCAAATAGTTTGGGAAATGATTCTTAAGTTCTATGACTTCTGGACAACCTATAAACCTGAATTAATCTCTACTGAAGAATTTGTTTGGTCAGATGAACATAAGTATGCAGGAACTGCCGACTTAGTTGTTAAAATGAACGATGAAGTTTGGTTACTAGATATTAAGACTTCTAATTCTATTCATAAATCATATGACCTTCAGTTAGCTTCATATGCAAAAGCATTAGGAGAATCTAAAGGTATCAATATCGAAAGAACAGGTATTATTTGGTTAAAAGCTCAATCAAGAGGACCGTCTAAGCAGAAGAATGTAATTCAAGGAAAAGGCTGGAAGCTTTTACAAATTGATGATATAGATAAGAATTTTGAGCTATTTAAAATGATATATGAACTATATAAATTAGAGAACCCTGTAACGGAACCTATTTATAATAGTTACCCGACAACGTTGAAACTATGAAAAAATTTATTACTTTAGCTATCCTTGCTTTAACAGTATCAAGCTGTGGCACTTATCAACTGAGCGTTAAACCAAAAGTACAGATAACTAAAGTATTAACTATTACATCTACCGGAGATACTTTAGCTGTACCAATCAGAGAGTTTCAAAGGTATAATTATAATAATGTATTCGATAATTATAGATTTAATTTCAATTACGGGTTTGATTGGTACAATTGGAATTATCCAAACTTTGGATGGAATTACCTCTACAGACCAAACAGTTGGTACTTTAGAGACTGGTATTACCGTCCACCTATTTATAATAACATACCTATTAAACCTAAAGTAACAATTAGAGGTAGAAGAGGTAGTGATAATATTAGAATAATACCTAATAGTAATAATAATGATCAAATTGGCAGACTTAATCTTAGAAGCTACAAACCGGCCGAAAGCAGTAATAATGGCAGGAGGTGGAGGAACGGGGAAGACTTATCTCCTAAACCAGTTGTCCCTAGACTCTCTAACCCAGTTCAACCCGGACAAATACGTAGAGGATCCAGACCACCCGTACTACAACAAACTAGGCCCCGCGTCAATCCAAACAACGAAGGACGTAATGGCAGCGGCCGAATCCAAAATTAGTTTTGTTTGGGATACTACTGCTTCAGGTAAAGGCTTTCAAAAAAACTTAGATACTCTCCTTTCTTTAGGGTACGACATTTATATGGTTATGGTATATGCTCATCCTATGATTTCATATATATCTAATTTTATGGCTAGAGGTAGAGCTATTCCTGCAAGTGCTGTATTTTCTACTTGGAGAGATGTTTACACTAAAATTGAAGACTATAATAAAAAGTTAAAAGGTAATTTATCTATTCATGTTAGTGATAGAGGTGGTAAATATAAAAAAGAAGTTGAAGGATTTGATACTGCTGCAAAAAACGGCTTGAATGGAGTCAAGGACTATTTAGAAAAATTTAACGAAAAGAACGACACAGGTAAATCAACATTCTTTCAACCGGTAGAATGGTCTAAGCAAGAAGAAGAAGAATTTACTAAACACGTAGGTAGTGTCGATTGGGATAAAGATAACAGATCAGAAGATAAGGCTGTTAAACAGGCATTTTTAAAAGCATATAGGAAAAATGGAGTAGGACCCGGTCAAGATGTACTAAGAGATACGGTTAAAAAGTATAGAAAGAAAAAAGCAGACTTTGAACAAAAAGCCGATGAAGTGCTGGATAATATAGTTGATATGATCTATAATCCTGTTTTTCAAGAAAAACTTAAACATTCAACACCAGCTGAGATAGACTCTAAAGTACAGGCATTTTTGGCATGAAAAAAGTAAAACAGATATTTTGGGAATATTGGATTAAACCATGGGCCCCACCAGTACCAGAAGTAATATGATAGCATTATACCCAGGAGCTTTTAAACCACCTCATAGAGGTCATTTTAATGTCGTTAAGTCTTTACTTGACGGTTCTTATAATGGAACTGTTTATAATAAAGATGACTATCAAGATAAAGCTTCTAGTCTATTCAAAGGAGAGATAAAAGATAAGCCAAAAATTGATAAGGTAATCATATTTGTCGGCGGCGGTGAAAGAAATGGAATAGATAAAGCAGAATCAGAAGCTATCTGGAATATTTATATGAAACATTTAGGTGATGTAGAAATAGTAGATGGTCAGAAAAATCCAATGTTTGCTGCTAAAGATTATGCTAGAGAGAACCCTAACGATGAATTTGTTGCTGTAACAGGTATTAGAGGAGAAGAAGATTTTGTTGATTTGAGAAGAGTTACAACATTTAATAATGTAGATAACGTTCAAGGATTAGCCTTAGCATCTAAACCAGGCTCAGGAGTTAGAGCAACAGATTTTAGAAATAATATCTTATCTGGCAATTTAGATAAAATTGCAGATTTTTTTCCTGAGGAATTATCAAGAGAAGAAATACTTAATATATTGACTGATCTTAAAGATAAAATTGTAGCTGAAATAATTAACTCTAATATTGAAGGATTTATAGATGAATACTTTACATCAGAAAATTCTAGCGGTACCCCTATAGCTCCTCAAAGTGTTGAACGTTCAGTTGATAGACATAATAGACAGAAAAAAGAAAAGTTAGTAAGTTATATAGGTTCTTTATTAGAGTATATGATAGAACAAGGTATGAATATCCTACCTTTACCTGAAGTTAAAATCAGAAAAGATGAATCAGAAGCTTCTAATTTCTTCGGTAAAACAGCATATTATGATCCTAATAATAAAGAAATCGTTCTTTATGTAGAAGGTAGACACGATAAAGATATCGTTAGATCTTTTTCACATGAGATGGTTCACCACATTCAGAACCTAGAAGGACGATTAGGAAATATACAAACATCTAATACTAATGAAGATGATTCTCTGTTAGAATTAGAAAAAGAAGCATATTTAGTAGGGAATATTACTTTCAGAAACTGGGAAGATTCTGTAAAAAACGTTGGAAATTAGAGATAATTTTCATATATTAAGGTATAAAATAAAGGTTATGACATTACAGGAAGTTAAGTCAGTAGTAAACGAAGTTTTCCCTCTAATAGAAAAGAAATACGGATTCAGTAAGTTTTTTGAAACTACTCCGTATGTTGAGTATAGTACTAGTATTTATGCTAGATTATCTGGTGAAGAGGATGACGGAACAACCGGAGAAGAAAACCCAGATGCAGAATTTGATAGTTTAGACAATTCTATTGTGATTTACTATCCTAAAATGGAGAACAGAGAACATGTTATTCAGACTTTAGTTCATGAATATCAACATTACCTTCAATCTCCATTGTGGATGAAAAGATATTATACTATGGGATATAATTATAATGATCATCCATACGAAGTAGCTGCTTATGCAGAAGAAAAAAATTGGAATAAAATATTTGAATGAAAAATAGTATTGTAGATTTATTAGAAGCCTATCCACTTCCAGAAGTGAAAGAAAAACCACCGTATAAAATATACTGTGATATGGATGGCGTATTAACTAATTTCGAGGCTAGATTCGAACACTTTACAGGAATGCATCCTCAAGAGTACGAAAAAGCTTATGGATTAGAACAATTTTGGCATCTTATAGATAATAAGATTGGAGTCAGATTTTGGGTAGGTATGGATTGGATGCCTGAAGGTCAACGTCTTTGGGACTTTATTAAACCTTATCAACCAGATCTTTTAACTTCTCCTTCTAGACACGATACTTCTAGATTAGGAAAAAACTTATGGGTCAGGAATAATTTAAATCCTAAACCTAAAACTATTTTTGCTTATTCAGCAGATAAGCAGAGATATTCAAAAGAAAATGCTATATTAATAGACGATAAAAAGTCTAACATCAACGAATGGGCTGCAAAGGGAGGTATTGCCATTAGATGTAAAAATGGTGATGTAGACCACGTTATTGAAAAATTAAAAGAACTCGGTTATGAGTAAAGAATCTCTCTTAAAGAAAGAATTTAAACAATCAGACGTACAAAGAGTACGTAATATAGTTAATAAAGATTTCACCGGTAAGACTAAACTACAAGCAGGTTACCAGAAATCTACTAAAAGATATAAAGAAGGTGATACCTGGGAAGAGAATGGTAAGCAGTGGACCATTAAAAACGGTATCAAACAGAATATTACTAAATTAGATAAGGTTAAAAAGTTAGTTAGAGTACCTCTATCTTGTCCTAAGTGTGGCGGTTCAATGAGACATCACCTGGCAAAGAAAATGTATAAGATTCATGGTTTTTGTTTTGATCCTTGTACTGTAGAGATGGAAGCTAATTTACGTAAAGCCGGACTATACGAACAATATGAAAAACGTATGATGCAAGGTAATATGAAAGCTTTTGTAGATGATATTGAAAACTGGGTTTTAGATAGTATAGATAACGATTCAACATATGTAACCGAACAAGGAGATGTTGAAGATTGGGGTAAAATGTCTACAAAGTATAAAAAAGAAGTTATGGACGCGTTAGCTGAGCTAAGAAACACTCTGCAAAGCAAATTATAGCGTATTTATATATAAACATAACTGATGACACAGAAAGAAGTATTAGAGTCCGTATTGTCGGAAATCAAGCATATTAAAACTCATATGCCTAATGGTGAGTTGAAAGCGATGCAAAAAGATATGTGTTCACTAAAAGAGGACGTTTCTGACCTTAAGTATACCTTACTTAATCCGGATAATGGTGTTATAGTTAATACTAATAAGAATACTGAGTTTAGACAAACAATGCAAGCTAATGAAAAAGATTTTCAGTCTCAAATGATAGAGTTAGAAGATCTTAAGAGATGGAAACAAGGAGTAAATAAAGCTCTTTGGATAATCTTTGGTTCTTTAGTAGCTATTGTAGTTAGAATCTTAATAATGCACTCAGATCAAGTATGACAAATCAAGAGATAAGAGATCTAACGGTTGAGTCTCTTAGAGACTGGTTTAAAAAAGAGAAGTGGGTACGTATATCTTCTTCTGGTAAAATAGCTGGTCCTTGCGGTACAAGTAAAAATAAGAAAAACCCAGACCGCTGTCTTCCTAAGGCTAAAGCTCAATCCTTATCAAAAGGTGAAAGAGCAGCTACAGCAGCAAAAAAGAAGAGAGCAGGCAAAAAAGGAAAGACAGTCGTGAAAAATACAAAGAAAGCAAAGGTAACAAGAGAAGATATCCGCAACTTAGTAGTTGGTACTATCTATGAAATGCAAAATGAAAACACTATCATGGAAAAAGATGATAGATGTACTCGAATTGCAAAACGTAAATATGATACCTGGCCATC